TAATATTGTTGGGGTTCTTCATATCTCATATCCCTTGGATTTTGTGGAATAGGACCCCTTTCATCGTATGATCTTTCGGGTAAAGGATTTGGTGGTACATATTCTCTTTCATTATCAATCAATTGTGAAATAGACGTTGTAAATGGTTCCTGTTTATCTCCCCTAGACAATACTTTATTATTAAAATCCTTGTCTGCATCGTAATCAATTGGAACACCTATCTCCGTCTCCATTTAATAAGTATAACTTTATCTTTTTAAGCTTAATCGTCGCAGTCGTCATCTGTTTCCTCTTCTGAATCATATTCGTCCTCTTCGTCGGTTTCGTAATCATCTTCTTCATCGTCTGTGCATTCTTCGTCTTCTTCGTCTTCTGAATACACAACAAAATCCTTCAAATTACCCTCGTTATCTGCATCTTCTTCATCTTCTTCATCTTCTTCTTCATCGGAATCATCATCAAATTCATCTTCTGTATCAAAATCTTCTTCATCTGCAAAATCATCTATAACATCTTCTTCTGGGTCTAATCTTTCAATTGGCTTAGAAATACGACCTGAGCGTGTTTTTACAGTTGAAGGGCTCATTATATAGTTATTTAAAGATGTTTTTAAGCTGTTATTTTCTCATTTAAATACACTGGAATAAAGCGGACACCGCTATTTATTGCTGAGTTCAATAACATCTTCTCAAAATTATATCCTAGTTCTTGTATTAAATATGTCATCTCGTCGTGAATATCTAAATCCCCTGCAACCCCAAAAAGAGAAAGTTCCTCAAGGTATTGTATCGCCTGGTGAAAAAATACCTTTGATTGATTCACATCTTTTATTGTATGTTGGGCTAAGTTGAAATTTGCGAGATATTGTTCATAGTAGTCTGGATTAACTCCTGAATATTTATGTATCTTCTTCTGAATTTCTTTGATATGTGAAAAGTCATCTACATCTCTTTTTATCATTTTAATGGCAAAATACACGACAAATGCAATAAGAACTACACTAATCATTACAATAAATGGCTATTTTTTCTTTGCTAGATTAAGCTTATCTACAATTTTAGAATAAAGGATGTGCCCCCTGGGAGCAAATTTCTTTGATTTACAGGGACAAGCACACTTTATTACATCTTTTTCAATGCTGAAAGGAATACAAAAGTCATGTTCCTCGTTTGCTTTTTCACAGAACATTGATGTTGTTTCAACTGTGTAATTCTTTCCCTTTTTAAGAACACCTATGACCTCTACATCCTTTTGACCATACATGTTTTTAGTTATAAACCGTGTCAAGAGTTCATTTATATCATCATTCTTAACAACTTGTGTTTTTACTTCCCTTTTTTCTGGTATATTGTCCTCTTTTGTATATAACTTTTCAACTAATTTTTCAGGAATAACATGTCTTCTTCCCGTAAAATCTTTACAAAACCCTGAACGCCTCCCTCTATTTGTTTCACAATCACAGAAACACTTTTGCATGATTAAATTGTTTGACAAAAAGAACCATACATGATTAGAATTGTGTTCTCTACCCAAGTTTTCACAATAATGTGAGGTTGTAGAAATCAAATAACATTTTTTGTGTTTAAACATTCTTGTAATACGAGCATTCTGTTGTCCCTCCATACTCCTACGAATGAAAGTCTCAAGGTATGCTTGGATTTCACTGTCTATGAATTCATTTTTTGTTTGATGCTTTGTGAAACCACCTTCTTTTATAAAATTGGATTTAGCCTTTGAAAGAGGTTTAATTCTTGCGGGTGCTTGACAGTTAGTCCTGACTGTTGTCAATTTAAGCATTTGAACAGTGGGTTCTTGTGAAACTTCTTGGATCATGCTCAATGGACCATGAATGTATTTATAAACTGGGAGATAAGGGGATTGTGTGACTTTTCCATTATCACAACCTTCACACCCTTTGCCTTCACACACATCATGCTTACCCATCTTGTGAGACCAAGGCATTCTAAAACCAGCCCCCGCTGTCTGTTTTTCAAGGTTTCCATAGACTGCCACATCAATAATATCATTCCAATCCTGACCCCCATATGCAGTCTTAAGAGTTGAAACAATGTGGTCTCTCAGGGATAGAGCACCCTCTTGATCCACAACAAAACCAAACCAATTAAGATGAATACCTGTTTTGATTAAATTATCTTGAACTTTTTTTGGTTCTGCAACAGAAATAATACAATCTTTTCCACCCAATGATTTAACTTTATCACAAATTATTTTTGAAATATTTTTAATTTGTTCCAAACCTAATGCTTCTTCATCTTTAAAATCAACATCAACAAAAAAGTTATAAAAAGGTGTCTTCTGTTCCACAACATAAATCTTTTCACCACTTTTTATACACTCTACACACTTTGTGTAGAAATCATCCAATCTATCAAATGGGATTGATAGGACACCTTTGTCCATTAATACATGTGATAGAGAGCTGGCATTGTTAAATTTATTTTTATAACACCAGGTTCTGAACATGGATACTTATAAAAATATAGATTTAATTTTTTAATCTCGTTGAAATTGAGACATCTTCATTTTCTTCCTCCTCGTCTTCTTCTCCCCTCTTAAGGTCTCTTTTTAAAACCAACAGTTCATACGCTTTCCTTTCCCGGTTGGATTCAATATATGATTCTGCTGCTTCTTCTGTATAATCATGTTTTTTAAGCAGTATATCTTTTATTTGTTTCAAAATAAAACTTTTTGAATTTGAAGACATCCTTACTTTATACTGAATGTTTTTCTAGAGTGAGAAGATACACACGAATAAAACTTTGGATTTTTTATAACATTATCAATAATAAGATCCCACCTTTTTCTATTATTAAATTCTTCTAGGGTGTCCCAACTCAAATAATCATTTTCATCAAATGTTTTTTTAATTGGTAACTTGGCCATTTTCTTTTGATTTGTTTTTACTTTTTCATTATTAAATTTTGATATTATTTCAATTTGTTCATTTCTCTTATATGGAACAAAAAATACATATACATTATATATAAGTTCATCTGGACCATCTTTCACTGTAAACTTATACTCCGTGTAATCACCGTTTTTTAAGGAAACAATTCCCCTTGTTTCTTCTTCCAATTCCCTAAGGGCACATCTTAGGGGATTGGGTATTTCTCTTTTTCGACACCCGCCTGTGACAAATATCCATTCTTTGAAACGACGGTCCCGAACTGTAAGAAATCGTGGTTTATCACCTGAAAACGATACAGGAATAGCTATAGACTTATATTTCTTCATTGCGATGTCGCAAGTTATAATAACCACATTTTTTATTATTCAATATTTTCTTCCAAACTCAAACTTCCCTTAACTTCTTCTTCTTCCTCTTCTTCATGCACTTCAATTTGTCGTGTTTGAGAGACTGGTGGTGCCTCCATTCGCTCTTTAGACATTTGAACTGGGTATGGAACTCGCATCACTTGGGGTGGAGCATTCTTAAGGTCTCGCATCTCCTTAAATAGATAAATAGTTGAAATTACACACAAGGCAATAACAACAAGTGTAATATTCTCTCGTGTAAACATTATACTTTTTAATATCATTACTTTTTTAAGCAACTATCGCACCTAATTTAGATTTAAAACCCATCTCTTCGGCTGGTTGGGGAGAAGCAAATTGAACTTGTTGATAGTGTTGGTATTCATCTTTTGGTTTAGCCACGGGTTTTTCAATAAAATTTTCAATTCGCTTGGATTTAGGGTCATAAGTTAAAACAAAAACAATCCCCAAAAGGATCACGTATTTCCACATTTATTATATAAAAACATTTTTACCATGTTTGTTCTGAAGCATGGTAAAATTGTATATTGTTTGTAATGTTTATAGGATTTAGTTGGCATACATTAATCCACCCATACCCTTTTCTATGTGTAAAACGTTGTAGTTAATGGCATACATTTTTTCGTCGAAAGTTGAGTCAGATGAAAGGAAACGAGCTGAATCTATACGACTGAAGTTTAGTGAACCAGTTGGTTGTGTCTTAGCGGTGTCCAAGCAGAAACTGTAAATGAAGAGTTGATCATCTCCTGAGAGTTTATCCTGAATGTGGTAGAAAGCTGGAACTGTGGAATAATTTGGATGCGCGAATTTAAAATCAGAAATATCAACACCGTTCACTTGCAATTTCACCTTGTTTCCAGATGTCAAAACATTCACTGAGCCATCTGAACCAGAAACATTTGGACAAGAGGCAATCAATTTGATTGGGTGGTTAAATACAAGTTCTTGAATCTTAGAACCAGAACCAAGGATGCGTTGAACTTGGAAGCACAAAATATCATGTGGCTTGGAAGCAACCATGTTGCGTTCATCGTTGTCTAAGTAAACATAGTTGGCAAAAGCTTCCCAACGGTGGTCTTCGGCACTGGAAGACCACTTGATTCGCATCTCGACATCGTGATATTGAAGAGCAACTAGTGGAATACAGGCATGGTAGCTCTCACAGTGGAAGAAACGCAATGGGTAAAAAGAACTTGATTTACCACGACCAAAGAGAACATTCTTAGCTTTAGAGTGGGTAGAAGCCAAAACATCTGGAGCGATGCGCTCTGTAAAGTAAGAATCTTGGGTGTCCACAACTTGACCCCCCACCAAAAGTTCGACTTGATCAATTACTGTAGACCAATCCATTACAGAGTTGGCAGATGTTCCATCACCGTTAATTGGAGCAATGTACACATAACTCAACAAATCCCCCTTTCGCTCGAAACGAATAGATGACATACCACCATTTTTAACATTCCCTTGTATAACTTGCTTTTCAACACTTTGGGCAAAGTTTGTGTGGCGTTTGTATGATGACTTAAAAAATGAGACCTCAGGATTTCCCACCAAATGGACATCCTGGGCACCTACGGCAACAATCTGGGCTGTACCCGCAGACATATTTATACTATTATATGATTTTATTTTTTTTCAAATGTTTAACACATTTCAAAAAAGATATTGTTTTATATTTTTTTTTCCTAAATTAGAATCTAATTATTATTCTCAAGTTCAACTATTCTCGCCTTGAGTTCCTGGATGGAACTAATCAAGTATGGAATGACTTGGTTGTAATCAATTGTAGAAGCCACATTACCCCAAGCAGAGTAATCATCTGGGGTCTTCTCTTCCGCTGGTTCCGCGTTGTCACCCAAAATCACGGCATGTCGCAATTCTGGAGTGTCATACCACAAGTCTTGGGCAACCAAACCAGATTCTGGTCCATAGACCTCATCGCCTTCTTCCATACCAGCTCTCTTATCATACACTTGTGGTGTCAAGTTAGACACTGTAGCCAAACCATTCACAATTGTTTGTCTGTTAATCTTTGTTCTCGCATCTGATGTCACTGTGTGGATTTCACCAGTAGATGAGTTCCAATTCAAGGCTGCACTCGCAGCGGAGGAATTAACTGGTTTCACGAAGAACTTAGAATTACCACTATTAATGTTCAAAGCAGAACCAGTCGCATTCAAAGCAATAGAATTATCAGGCATTATTTGACCCGCATATGCACCAATAGCAACGGAATAATTACCTTGATCTGTTAAACCAGAACCTCTACCAATGGCAATAGCATGGTCTTTTTGTGAATCATTACCCGCGCCTCTACCAATAGAGATCGCATTCTCACCTTGGTTAGATGTACCCGCAGAAGTACCCATTGCAATAGAATATGAGTTCATTGCTTTAGCACCAGCTTCATAACCAAGTGCAATAGAATAAGAGTTTATACCGTCCATACCAGAATTATGACCCATTGTAATAGATCTATCACCAGCGTAGCTCCTACCTGCGTTAGTACCAATACTGATCGCATATTCAGCTGCATAGCTTCGACCAGCATTTAAGCCAATACTAGTACTATAATTACCCGGTTCAAGGTTTGCGGCATTCCTACCAACAGCTAGATATGAAACATTTGAGGCTTGATAATATGTAGAACCCAAGTGAATGATCCCTGGATCTCCACCACCCTGGAGAATTCGTAATGCACCCAAATTGAATAGCTTACCATCCTGAACATACAAGTTAGAATAATTCACAACTTCACCTTCGGTGGTGTAAGTTAATATACCAGTTGAATTGTGAGCATTGGAACTTCTAATTGGATTAATGTATGTAGAATTGGCGTTAGAAGCAGTGTAAAGTTCTCCTTTTGCACTAATAATAATTGTGTTTGACACAGGGCATATGGCTCGGGCACCAATAGCAACAGAACCAATACCCTGGCTTGTTCCCCCTGCGTATGCACCGAGTGCAACAGCATATACATTCTGTCTCACTCTAGCCGCTTGGTGTCCAATTGCGACGGCATGCGTGTTTTGGTATTGCCAACCCGCTTGGTAACCAACTGCAATAGAATTATCTTCTTGGTATGATTGAGCCGCTCTCTCACCAACAGCAACGGAGTATTGTCCTTGAGGCTTTTGACCAGCGCCATAACCAACAGCGACAGCACCACGACTTTGGGCGCTTAAACCTGCGTTATAACCAACTGCGACACAGTATGTGTTTTGTCCGCTTTTACCAGCAGAAAAGCCAATCGCCGTCGCAGACTGACCCTGGTTGCTCGCACCTGAGAAATAACCGAGTGCAGTAGCGTAATTTCCTTGGTCACTTTCACCTGAACTATAACCTAATGCAACCGATGCTATACCCTGTGTTGATTGACCTGCCTTACCACCTATACCAATACTGTAATCACCTTGGGTGTCTGT